CCTTTTCCAATACCTGCTTTATTTGCTGATTGTCTTACTTGACGATGATAAATCTCGATTTGTACTGCTTTATCAATAATCTTCATATCATCATCAGAAAGCGCACTAAATACTTGTTTTACGCCATTTTTAGATAGTTCTTCAATCAATAAACTACCAAGAGGAAGTTTAGATAAATCTACTTCTGGAATACCGATTTTCTTCTTCAAAAAGTTGCTAAATATACTCATTTATTTATTCCTAATATGTTTTTATAAATCCACCAAAAATGCCGAAGTTATTCCATTTTCTATGCTTGATATAAACACCATCTCCATCAGCAGAAACAATATCAGTTTCAGGTCCAGTGTTTCCTTCAACCATTTTTACTCCGCCATCGATAGTATTTATTACAACTCCGATATGATAAATCCTGCCTTTTGTTTTGGAATAGAATAAACCAAGATATCCTTTTTTCAATAGTTCTGGATTTTCTCTTGCTTCTTGAACGCTAATCCATCTTTTTTCTTTTTTAGCATAAGCAGCCCAATCAGGTGTCCATCCAGATAAGTCCATAAAAGATTTAGGTAGTTTCTTTTTGAGTTTTGTAGCAGCGGTAATCCATCTATATTTTACGAAAGCAGCACACCAAGCATAACCTTCATCCAATCCCACTGTTTTGAGATATTTGGCGATGTGGTCTCCTTGGTTGTCTCCGCCCTTTTCTGTTGTGCCTACGTTGAGCAGAGCCTCGTCTGCTGCTAATATTGCGATTTGTTCTTCCATATTTCATTTTATCTAACTAAATGTAACTCCACCGTCATAACTACGAACAATAGTAATACCAGTTGTAGTATGAGAATAAACTAAATAAATAACATCATCTCTTGTATATGCTGCTAATCCATTTGTACTTACATTTCCAGTAATAACAATAGAAGATGCTATAAAAGTATTTTCTGCTGGGTCTAATGCTATTCTTTTTATAGAACCACCACTATCTGTTGTTCTGAAAAAATGAAACTCAACTCCATTTTTATATATTGCTACTGCTGGTTGTGTTCCAGTTCCTAATGTAGTTGCCAATGTTGCCACTCCTGTTTCAAGATTATTTAGAATATATTTTTTTATTGTTCCTGTACTATCTTCAACATCTAAAATAAGATTGTTTGTACCACTATAAGTTTGCCATTTTATTGCTGCCCCAACTGCTCCTGTAATATTAGTAGTTAGAATAGTATAAGTTGAAAAATCAGGGGCTACATTTAGTAATAGTTTTATAGTTCCAGCATCTTGATAAGCAATAACGTGTTGGTACATCTCGCTATGGTCTGCTGATAAAACACCATAAACAACTGCTGGGTTTAGGAATGATTTACGATATTTTTTAGCAGCATATAAAGGTGTTATATTAGAAGTTAGTGTAAGATAATCTACTCTATGATTTTTATAAGATAAACCCATAGGAGTACCAGTTTTGTAAGTACCATTAGTAGCACTTACACCACTACCTCTATTAGCAAGAGTAGAAGATAATAATAAATCTACATTTCCAGCAAGTAATGGGGTTTTTGTACCTGATACTAATAATCCAAAAGCAGGTCCTCTCAAAATACTAACTGATGGTAATGTAATAAGAGGGAATGCTGTATTTTTATAAACTCCAAAAGGGTCGCCATAATCTGGTATTAGTTCATTAGTTATAAACTCATCAAAAATAGTTTGAGCAAGAACATCAGTATCTGCTTCTCCTTGATTTTGATAAACATTTAGATAATCTTTTTGAACAGTACCACCACCAGTATCTGCTTTGTAAGTAATACCACCAAGCCAGAAACTATAACCAGTAATAGAGTTTGCGTATGATTGCCTACCACTTCCAACAACAGTAGAAGGAGAAGACGTAAATCCCTTATGATTTCCTTGTATTCTTGTAGTAAGGTCTTGTATTGTAGTATTTGCGAGAGTTACAACACCAGATACTTTTAGAACATCAAACTCTTCCTCGTGTTTACCAGAAGTATTAGCAGACCATAATCTTCTTCCAAAATAAGTTGTTCCAGCAGTAGCATCTGTTTGTACCTTTACATAATATTCTGGTGGAAAACAATAATCTGCTTGACAAGATTGAGTATCAGCAACAAGAAAAACTCTTCCTAATGTAATGGAAGGATTTGTTATTTGTAAACTTCCTATTCTTGCTACTCCAAACCAATCTTGATTTTGTCTTTCTTGTAATGGATTAGAACCAGAAGGATTTAGTCTTGGATATGGGTCATCTTGGTCATCTATACTTGCTGATTTATTAGGTGGAATACATAAATCAAATCTTTTTCTTTCAAATGTAGGAGAAGAAGTACTAAAAGTATAAGTTTTAGCATCAGCACCTGGCATACAAGATAATGTTAGAGTATCTGAAAATAAAGCACCAGTATTACTTTTTACTTCTATTTCAAGATATCTATAAGAGTTGAAGTTTTCTGTTGGAGAGAATGTACGAAGATTAGAAACTCCACCAGCAGTTATTTCAGTTTCATTAGCAAGTTCAACGTGGGCACCAGCAAAGTTCCAGCCTCTAAAAGGAAGTCTTGTATATTTAGGGTCATCTCCATTAGCAGTTAGAGAAGAACCAATAATAGCAGTTTTTATAAGGTTAGGTAATGTAAAAACAGGACCAGTATTTACAGTTTGAGGAGAAGCACCTGGATAAGCAGTAAGAGTTGATGAAATACTATAATCATAATAGGTATCGCTTTCATCATAACTTCCTGTGCGAACTATGTCTCTATAACCTAAACCAGCATTATCTACACCAGTTATTCTAATAGTTAGAGCATTAGGATAAGATACATCATAAGCATTGATTTTACCCAAAAACTTCATACGTCTTTCTAATGCTGTATGAGAAGACATTGTAATAGAAGAGTTTTGAGGGTCTCCAAAAACATCATCAGTACCAATAATCCTACAATCTACACTACTACCAGTATGAGTAGCGAAAAAGTTAGAGTTTATAAAGTTTAGGTGGCTATATCCTGGTACTGCTATACTATTTGTAGTCATAGCATTTATTGTTAGATTACTTATGCCAGAAACAGCACCACTCTTGAAAAATGTACTAATATTTACATCATATCTATAATCAGTGGCTAACGCAGTAGAAACAGTTCCAGATGCTTGTACTGTATTTCCACTTATAGTTATTCTTGAAAGAGCAGTACCACCAACAGTGCTTCTTTCATATTGTTTGTATGTTGTGTAAGAAGGATAATCTAAAACAGCAGTGGCAGTTTCATTTACATCATATTTTATATCTGATGGAACCTCGAAATAAAATGTGCCACTAATAGTACCTAATGAAATAGTAGCAAAACTATTAGCAGCAAAAGGTCCACCACTTGCTAATAAAATATCTCCTGTTGTTGATGCTCCGTGGCCATTATTTACAGTAATACGAGCAAGTAAAGACCAAGACCAAGGTGTACCAGGCCCACCAGGTTGAGAATAAGTAATGATATCTCTTACTCTTGCAGAACATCCATAATGACCACCAATAGTAAAATCAAACTGTGTATTTTGCATATAAGAACCAGGTGGCAAAAGACCAGTAGGGTCAAATACTCTTCTATTATAGTTAGTAAAAGTAAATAGACCCTCCTGTTTGCTTGTTCTTGATAAATCAGTAAATGTAGGCATTAGAGTGTACTATATACTTTGAAAGTTAGTGGAATATTTAGAGTATAACCTGAACCAACAGCATTTGATAATGTAATAACTACATTATAAGTATTACCAACGTGTGTAGAGTTTGGTGTCCAGTTTATAACAACATCAGTATATACACCATTTGAAGTTGTACTAAATGTCATTCCACTTGGTGCTCCTGATGTAGTTAGTGTACTTGTAGCAGTATCAAGAACATTTTGAACTATTTTTACAGCAGTACCACTCAAACAGTTGATAGTATTTGTAAATATTCTATTGTAATCTTCATTAGGAATAATACTATTTACATTCAACAATGATGTTTTTACTGCTCTATATGTAGCATTAGCAACATTTATAGTTTCAGGATTATTTGCTATTCCACCACTATAAGTAATGATATTTTCTTTTACAAAATCAACTCTCCAACTAATAATCTTATAAATACCTTCTGTTGTACCATCAAGATTTTTCAATGTTATAGCATCATCTAAATCAAGTTTTTCATATTCATATAAAGTAATATATGTTGGGTCAGTAGAAAAAACACTATTTATAAGAGGTATTTCAGCATAAGATGCCAATGTAAGATTTGTATTACTTGATATACTTTCTATTTTTCCAATATATGTACCATCATTTTTATAGATTTTTTGTCCAATAGAAAGTTCAGTAGTAAATAATGTTCCAATACCAACAACAACACGAGAGTTAGTAAGAGTAGTAATGGTTCCAGTTTTATTACCACCATAAGCAACATTGGTCTCTTTTGAAGTACTATTGAAATAAGTAAGAAAATCAGATGTAAACTCTATTATTTCTCTACCAGTGCTCAATCTATTGAATAATGCTTGCGCTGATTTTGAAACAATATATTGGTCAGTAAGTCTATCATTCATATAACAAAAAGTTTTTACCATTCCAAGCCAGTTATTTGGTCTTGATGTTGAATATGGATTTTGACTATTGACATCATCTATAATGCTTGTAATCCTGTCATTATTTGATTTATCAATACCAACTACAATAACTTGATTTGCTTCTGGTGCTTCATAAACTTTTTGAATATCTCTTATAGTTCTTTTATATGTTTTTTCAATAGGGATAGAGCCATAAGTATTAGCAGATTGTTCATTCAAATATAAATCTAATAATGAACTACTTGGTTTCCAATCATTTTCATTGAACTGAAAACCAATATCTCTAATATATCTATTATAGAAAGTAGAATATGCCCATTTAGTTCTACTACTAAATACTACATTTTGCGCTATTTCTGAACGTATTTTTTCAATATATGAACCTACACTATCTGAAATAACAGGAGTGTAGTTATATTGACCATTACTATTTGACCTATTGTATGGTAATAGTTGTGTAAGAATATTTGGAGTAAATCCAACACTATCAGATATACCTAATGTTCCACCATACTTACATAATCTTTGAATAGTCTCTGCTAATGTATAGTTATCATATGAAGGTGCTTTTGAGAAAAATACATCATTCAATAAAGATTTTTTACAATGTCCACTAAATGTAAGTAATGAATATTTATCATAGTTTAAACCTTTTATATATTCAATAGAAGGATTATCAACCATACCATCAAAAATAATAACTTCTTGAAAGTTATTATTTCTTGGTTTCAAAGTTATTTTCAATGACCTATTAGATATTTTTTCTGGATTTGTAATACCTAAATCAATCATATTTTGTTTTCTTGTTGAAAAACTTACATTTAGATATCCATCTTCTGTTCTTTCTAATGATAAGTTTTCAAGAATAGATGTAATATCAACTTGTGTAGATGTAATAGCATTTTGACCAAAAATATAGTTTTCATCTAAACTATAAAAAATCGTACTACTATCATTATTTTTCAAAGTATTAGTTGGGTCAGTAGCAGATATTTGATAACATTTCATATAAACTGTATCATCTAATGAAAGTTCAGCAACATCTCCATCATTATTATATAGTTGAAAGTTAGCAGGAACAATATCAGTATATTGAGTACTTATTGCTGGTCCAAATATTTCTATTCCAGCGTTTACATCATTGTTTATTATTTGAGGTAATGCTGGCCAAAATACTGTATTAGTAGCAGAAAATAAAGGATTATAATATAAAGTTGCTGATGTATTTGAACTGATTGATGCTATTTTTCCAATATATCTATCTTGGGCATCATAAATATCTAAACCAACTCCATATATAGTAAATAATGTACCAGTTCCAGTAATAACATTTGATGAAGTAGAAAAAGATATAGTTCCAGCAGTTTTTCTGACTACAAAATATTTCCCGCCAGATGGAGCAAAAACATTACTATTATTTACAAGTGTCAAAGATGTAATAGAAGAAACAGATTGAATAGTTCCAACTTCAACTGCTGCTATTTTTCCTGGTATCCAAAATAATCTTCCAGCAACATCATCTACTATAAAATCAGTACTTGTACCTGTTATAGTTTTAGATGTAGTTGTTCCACTAATAGTACCAGTTCTCAAAGGATATTGAGTATAAGAAAGATTTTTATATCCCTGTTGTGCTACTTCATTTACAATAGGTTTACTACTTATTTCCCAGTTTGAAAGGAAAAATAAGTTTGCTAACTGAAACGCAACTTTACCATTTGGAATAACAATACTAAAAGGTCCACCAGGCAATATTTCTGGTAATAAAAAAAGTTGAGAAGGAGTAGTAGTTCCAACAGTTGTAGTTGAACCAACATAATATTTATCATTTGGTTGAGGATTATTAGGTTCATTCAAATCATCAAAACTATGAGAAAAGTTTAGACCAAAAGAAGTATTTACAATAAGTTCTTTACCACGACAAGGAATAATATAAACATCATTATATTGATTATTTGCTGTTTGATTTGAAATATTAGTTGCTTGTTTATTATAGTTATTTTCAGTTCTTGAATATGTTTGTACTTTTAGTGGTTGTTTTTTATGATATTTACCAGCATAGTTTATATTAGCATTAGCATATAATGTTAGAGATGTTCCACTACTGACAGATAAAACTTTACCTATCAATCTTCCATCTTCTGTATATATAAAATCATTTGTGGCTAAATCTGCTACAAAAGTTGTATTTACACCAGTTACAACAGCAGTAGCAGTAGTAGCAAGAATAGTTCCTTGTAATAGTTTATATCCTCTATAAACATCGCAAGAACCATCATCTTTGAAATGAAGTTGAGTATCTCTATTTACAAAATCAGTACCAGCCCAAAATAACTTTGCTAATATTTGAGTATTACTATCTTTTTTATTTTGTTTTATGAAAGAAAAGAATAATGGACGATTTCTTTTTACTCCACCATTCAAAGAAATAGTAGAGTTCATAATAGCAGTATTGTTTGATAAACAATATATATAAGTATCTTTTGTACCGTAGAAATCAAGATTTTTCCAAGAAGTAGGAGAAGTAAATGTAAAATCAGCAAGTTGATATCTATTATATCCTTGACCTACAAAAGTAGTTCTCCAACTTGGTGTCATAGGAACAGGCATACCAAAAACACTACGAGTTACTGGTTCAATATAAGCATTTATAGAGGTAGAAGCATCAACAGAAGTTCCATCCATAGCATAAACTAATGGATTTTTGAGATTTTTTCTATATTGTGGATAATCTAAATAAACTTTGATATCAAGTTCATCTAATGATGATGCTGGCATTATGCTCTCCTTGGATTTATATTCAAACTATTGGATATTTGAAATCCTCTTACAAGTTTTTCTACACCTCTATTGATATCATTAGAAGCATTTATCAAAGGACTTCCTGCTCCTCTTCTCAAACCAGATAGTTGCAAATCAGATATACCTTGATTTGCTAACATTCCACCACCATAAGTCATATTTCTCAAAGTGGCTTCCGCATTTACTCTTGTATGGTCTTCTATCTTTTTGAGATGTTGAGTTTGCTTTTCAATATGTTTTTCTGCTTTTGTTTTTTTATCTTTATTTCCAGCAGCATCTCTACCAGAACCTTCTGTTGCTCCTTTTCTCAACATTTCAGTTTCAGGAGTAAATCCAGGTCCTTTTCCAAATCCTGCTTGTATTCTTTTTGAATAATCTTCTGCTGTTTCTCCAATAACACCTTTTAGTATAGCCATACTTCTTTGTTGTTTTGATAAATCAAGTTTTACATCTGGTATATATTGATTTTTTAGTTTATCAATATTTCCACCAAAAGGATTAGTCAATCTTTCAGTAAATATTTGTAAAGAAATGTCAAGATTATGAAGTTTTTTACCTATATATTCAAAAACAATACCAATACTTTCTCCCATTATTTGAGCAAATGTTGGTATTGCTTGAAAATGAGCAAGGATAGTTCCAACTACATCTGCAATAATAGTTTGTACTTTTTTATTATCAATACCTTTTGAAAGATTATCCATCATACCTTTACCAATAGAAAGAAAACCTTTTATAGTATCAGCAATAACACCTGATTTTATTACAGCACCAAGAGTTTTATTTAGAGCATCAATAAGAGGGCCTGTAAATGAAATAAGTTCTTTACCTATTTGTTCTTTCAATCTTGTAAAGAAATCAGATAATGTTGCTAATCTTGCTTCAAATGTTTGTCCAACTTTTTCAGTAAGACCACTTGTCATTCTATCTATTTCATTCATTACTGCTTGTATAGCGGGTCTAATACCACCAACAAGTTTTCCTTCATCAAACTTCAAACCTGCTTTTACAAGGATATCAGAAAATCCTAATGATTGTAAAAGTTCTTGGTCTGGTTTTACTCCTGCTCTCAATAAGTTTAGAAGTCTAACCATTCCTTGAAGTTTTTCAGAACCTCCACCAATAGCGTCAGCCCATTTTGCTAATCTTGGTACAGCAGCATTTACATTGAAACCAGATTGATGAAGTTGTAAAGTCATCTCTTTTAGTTGTTCAGTAGTAAGAGTAGAAACTTCTGCTACTTTATATAACATTTGATTGGTTTTATTTACATCTAATCCAAAAGCAGAAAAACGAGCATTAGTAGTTTCTGCTGCCATACCTGCTTGAAAAAATGATTTAGTAAGGTCCAGTAACCCTGAACCCATACTTGATAAAATACCACCAACAATATTTCCAGTAGCAATGGCCATTACAGTATCTTTGAAAGCATTGGCCTTTTTAGAAGCATCATCAAAACCAGACCCTATTTTACTAACATCTGATTTTAGTTTTTCTGCTCCCTCTGTTCCAAACTTTACTATAAGTTCTGCAAATGTCATTATAATCTACTTCCTAATAAAGCATTGAGAATAGCAGAAGCATTATCTGCTTCTGCTTCCTCTATTTGCCTACCAATAAATGCTATTTCAGCGATTTGGTCAATGGATAAATCAACTTCTGCCGGATGCCTTTTTAGATACTTTACACAATAATAAAGAACCTGCGAAGAACATCCGATTAGTCGTTTTTTGCTTTTTTTACCTTATCATCAATATTGTCAGTAGGATAAGCATTCAAAAACTCTGTAAGAATATGATAAAAACATTCTTTATTTGTTTTTGCTAATGAAGCAAAATCTTGAACAGCGTTGAATGTTTCTGGGTCATTATCTTGAACAACATAACATTTACCCATAAGAGCAATCTGATAAAGCATACTATCAGGATAATCAGGATACTTTATTTTTAGATTTTGAATAAAGCCAGCATCAGGAAATAATGCTGCTGCTGTTGGTTCTGATAACTCCACAAAACATTCTTCTCCATCAGCAAACATTGATAAATCAATCTTTACAGATGGTCTTTGTTCTTTTGATTTTACTTTTGCTAATCCACTAATCATATTTTATTCCTTATTATCCACTAATAGTTGTCAAACCAAATGCTCCGAGTTTGATTGTTGCTGTTTCCATTTCAACTCCACCAGGGTCAAGAGAAACAGAAGCATCAGTTACAAGTCCAGCATATGTAAATGTAGCGCCAGTAGTAGTTACAAGGTCTACTAAAACTTTACATAAAAAACCAACTTTATCTCTAAAAATAGGACCAGCGTCTTTATCAATATAAAGTTCAAGGTCGAGAGAACCAGTTTTTCTGGTTTCAAAAGTTGCTTCAACGTTTGAACATAAAGTACTCATATCAATAGTTGAAGATGAGATATTTGCTTTCAAACTTTTAGCATAACAAGTGTATGCGACAGTAGGAGCAGCAGGAACAGCAGTAGCACCACCAGTTGCTTGCGAAACTGTGCCAAAACTGATTTTTACAGATGCCCCTGATACAAGAACAGGTGTATTTGCCATTTATTTTATTCCTTATTTGATTATTGTAAATCGATATAACATAGATAAGCCAAAATCAACTCTACCATCTTGTTGAACTATTACCGGCATTTCAGTATCATATCTTTGCGATTGAAACTGAACACCATTTACAGTAGAAATAGTATTGCCAAGTAAGGTATCAACTCTTTCAGCAATAGATTTTAGCGTATTGAAAGAAACAGCACCAGAACTTTGATGCCATACAGTTATCCTATATAATGGAAAAGAAGCATATGTATCTCCACATAAAACAGGAGCATCAACACTTTCAGAACCATTACGAGCAAAAATAATAAATGGTGTTTGAGGAGTTATTTTACTAACTGGGTCTCTTTCAGGCGCTAATGTACTATAAACTCCAATCTGATAGTTCTTTACAGCATTATTTACTTTTGCTAACTCTGTTTGTAAAGTACTATCATTTTTTAGAGTAGTATAAATCCATTGTTCTATTGCTAACGGTTCAAATGCCATTATTTTTTACCTTTATTTAGTGCTCGTATTGCTTTCATAAGTTTCTTTTTAGCATTTTGTAAAGCAGGAGTAATAAATGGTCTTGCTGCCATTCTTGATGTTCCTACTTCAAGAGCCAAAGCATATTCAGAGTTTATAGAAACCTCGTGTTTATCATTAGATTTCTTCTCATATCTAATACTTCCAGCAAGTTTTCCACTATCAGATGCTGGTGCTTGTCCTGGTGCTGATGCTGTATGAGAACTATTACCTCTTTGATAAGTAATACCAGTTTTAGCACCATACTCTATTTCTTGTTTCATTTCTTTTTCAAACTCTGTTGCTGCTTTACCTAATAAAAGATGTACTTGGTCAACCAGTTCTTTTGAAATGTTTTTATTTATTTTGGTGCTTACTGTTATCATTATAAACTCTTGACTAATAACTGTAATGGGCCAAAACTTACAATATCAGCAACCCCATTATTTCTAACAGCATAAATATTATAAGTGCCAGCATTAGCAGAAACAATAGTATCCAATGTAAATGATACTTCTCCATTAGTATTGTATTGAATAACAGGAGTATAAGTAGCAATCAAAGTATTAGCAACATCATAAACTTTTATAAGAATAGTAGCAAGACCAATAGCAACAGGAGCATTATTAGCATCTACCATTTTTACATTTACATCTAATACTGAACCTTTATAAACATCAAGTTTAGCATCAAGATTACTTTGGTCAGATACAAGATTATAAGGAGCAGTAGAAATATGATTTTCTACTACATTTCCTAACTGAAACATAAAATAAGAAGAAGATGAAGCACTATAACCGTGGAAACTAATAACAGCTTGGTCTTTTCCAACAGCCAAAGCAGCATCTGGAATATCAAATCTATAAAGACCAGGAGTATTAGTAGCATCAACTTCTTTGAAACCACCAGAAACATATGCTCCTGTAACTGTTTGATTAGCAAGAGTAATAGGTACTGGTGCTTCTCCTGGTCTCGTGTATCTAACAATAAGGCCAGCAGTATTATATGCTAGTCCTGTTGCTGGGTTATTATTATTGGCTCTAATCTCTAAAAGAATACTTTCAGATGTAGAACCTGCTGGCATATAATGAAAATCCATATTATCTTACCTCTAATCTCAATCCACCGTATTTTGTAATAATAGTTCCATTATCTATTGAAAGAACTACATAATAAGTACCCTTTGTAGCAGTAGTAGTTGTTGTAATATCAAAACTTACTTGACCACCATTTGCGTAATCAACTGTTCCCGCATATGAGCCAGCACTTGTTCCACCAATATCATAAATATTTACAGTGTAGGTATAAAGTGCTGATAATGGGATTGGTTCATTATTCTCATCAATAACTTCTAAAACAATATTTCTTGCGTCATTTTGTACTAAATCAAGAATATCATTTTGTCCCATATCTTGTGTTGCTGATAGTTTGAATGGTCCTTGTTTGATAATAACAGCACTACCACCTCCACCACCACCACTTGTACTAACTCTACTATCCAAGAAATATCCAAATGTACCAACAGCAGGAATACTACCACCATTTGCTGTTGCTCTTACTTGGTTCCATATAGCACTCATTATTTGTGTTGTAGTTGGAGGAGCAGTATAAGTAAAGGTTGCCATTCTTGAACCTACATTAGTATCAAGATTAGTACCAATAATAAATCCTGCTTGACCAGTAGTAAATGAACCTGGTAATGTTGCTTGCCAGATTTGATTTACAGTAGGAGCAGCAGTATATGAAGAACTTGCTAATCTTGTACTTATTTGAGCATCTACGTTGGTTTTGAGTAATAAGCCAATACTATTAGTTGTAAGAATATTAGTAGTAAGATAATCCCAAATATTAGATACATTACTTACTGACCCCACTGCTCCACTAACGGACCCAACACTTCCAACAACATTTCCTCCCACATTTCCAACAACTGACGCAACTGTTCCATTTACATTACCTCCGATAGAACCACTAACGGAAGCAACACTGCCACCAACATTACCAACAACAGAACCAACGGAACCAGATAAGTTTCCTGTAATATTTCCAGTCAAGTTGAATGATTGAGTGGAAGCAAGAGAGAAGTTTGCTTTATCTGTCAATGCTCTCGTAGCATAAGTCCATACTCCAACATCAGTAAGAGTAGAACGTGTAGAAACTGCTGCGTCTAATCTATTTCCAATAATAAAACCAGCAGTACCAGAAGTATATGCTCCTGGAAGAGTTGTTGCCCAAGGGTCAGCAGCAGAGCCAGCAGCATTTAGTTTGAAACCTGCTTGTGTTGCTGTATAGGTTCCTGGTAAAGTTTCAGACCATACTTGTGTTGCTATGGCTGCTGCTGTTGGAGGTGTAGTATATGCAAATGTAGCCATTCTTGTAGATACAGCAGTATCTAATCTATTTCCAAGAATATTTCCAGCAGTACCAGCAGCATAAGAACCAGGTATTGCTGTTGCCCAAGGGTCTCCTGCTGATGAAGCAGCATTTAGTTTAGCACCAGCACTACCAGCAGCAAATGAACCAGGAATAGGTTCTGTCCATACTTGTGTAGATATTTGAGCAGCAGTTGGAGGTGTAGTATATGTAAATGTAGCCATTCTACTTGAAATAGTTGTATCTACATTAGTATTCAACTTCAAACCAATACTTCCAACAGTAGTAAGACCAGAAGTTGCTACATCCCATACATTTTGAGCAGCAATATCGTTGAAACCAGTAATACCAGTTCCCTTGGCTAAAACTATATTAGTACCAGCAGTAAGAGTTCTTGTAGCATTTGTCCAAACAGTAGCATCAGTTGCTCTTGAAGAAATAGTAGCATTTACATTATCAACAAGAAGTTTTCCAATAGAACCAACAGTTGTAAGAGAAGAAGTGGTATCATCCCAAATATTTTGAACAGCAGTAGCAGTAAGAGAACCTACACTTCCAACAAGGTTTCCAGAGACGTTTCCAGCAACAGAACCTACCGAGCCTGATACTGATACAACTGTTGAGATTGCTCCACTACCATTGACCTGTATTTGGTTAGCACCAGTACCAGTAGTTGGAATGGCACCAGCAGAGCCAGTAGCCACAGCAGGAATGGCAGTAAGCCCAAGATTTGTTGCTGCTGCGTAATCATATGCCATAACCTGAACAACCGCATTATAATCTCTACTAACTGTTGCTTTTTCAATATTTACAGCAATCCATCCTAATGTATCAACTTCTCCTGCAGTAAACTCATAATAATATTGACCATTACCTATTTCAGTCCAAGTACCAGCACCAGTAGCAATCGTGGCACCATTTTTAGATACATTGATAGTAGGAGTTACAACACCAGTTTCAGGAGTAAAACCATCTGTAATATCAACTAATAATACAGGTATTCTTCTTCTTGCTGCTGTGGCTTCTGATTGTTTTATTTGATACATAAATGGTCCTCAAAGTTTGCTGTTCTATTTTATCGTCTAAAAATCTAACTGACTAAATCCTGCTGGTAATGAATAAGTAGTAGTTCCACCTGTTTGGTCATATTTTATAGTGTCAAACATCAAATATCCTTGGCAAGTTACAGCAGTTGTTTCAGTAAATGTTGTTCCATTATATTCAACAAGATTAGCAACTATTCCACCTCTAATGTCTGTCATAAGAGCACCTGAAAAGTTAGTACAAGTTCTCATAAGTGGTGGTGTTCCAGAAGTTCCTGTAAGCATAATATAATATTTAGTTCCTGCTACAAAATCTACTGGTGTAGCAAACTCAAAATATGGAGTAGAACCAGTTGAAACAAAATCTCCATCGAGTGCTGATGTTGCTAATAATGTTCCAGCAGCATTTCTTACTCTTACTTCATATGTAGTACCAGCATTAGGACTAACAGTGTAAAACTGCATACTTTTTAATGTAATAGTTGGATGATTAGCAGGAAGTTGGAATGTAGTTCCTATTTCATTTGGACTTGACCTTGCTGTTGCTGAACCTGAAATAGGATAACAACCATAACCATAATATTTAGTACCAGAATACAACCAAAAACATCCACCAGGTCTTGTTGATGCTCCTGACCATACACCAGAAGTACGAGTATGAGAACCTGCTACTTTTTGAGTTGTAGCATTATTTGGACTAATAGTAATACTAACTGAACCTGAAAATCCAGAAGTAGCATTTCTAATAACAATATAATAATCTGTTCCTTTTACCATACTGAATGAAGTTACAGATACATTAGCAAAACCACTACCAGTAGAAGGAGCAGTCCAAGTTCCTGATGTTTGGAAAGTGCCATCAGGAAGACCAGTAGTAGCATTAAAGCCTTGAATACCTACATCAAAAGTAGCAGGAGATGGAGTTGTATTTATAGTGTAAAAAAATATAATATTGGTAAGAGTAAAGTTTTCTTGTGGAATAAACATAACTGCTAAACCACCATTACTTGCTCCAATAACACCATTTGCTCCGCCCCAGTTTACAGTAGAATAACCATCAAGAGGAATAATGAGTTTATCTGTTGGTACTGTTATTGTTGGCATTATCCTGAAAATCCTCCTGAAAACATTGGAGAAGCATTAACATATCCACCTGCTCCACCACCAGCATCATCAAATCTTATTCCATCAACTTCTAAATGAAAAATAAAAAACTGTGTTGTAGTTTCAGTAATAACACCACCAGAAGACCTTTGAGCATAGTTAGCATTATATGCTCCTAATGCTGTTTGAACTGTATTATCATAAAGATTTGTAGAGTATTGTGGTGTATTTGTAAAAGTACCACTAAATGCTTGCATAATATAATATTTTGTTCCAGGTTCAAGCCAAATATCAGAACCACTACTATTGAAAAAATAAGCATTTCCATTTCCAGTAGTAGTATTTATTCTATCTGTATCTTGTGTATCAAAAGTATAAAGCAATGTTCCAGCAGCATTATAAATCTTACAAATAAACGACATACCAGGATTACCATTACCAGCACTATTATTCAAACTATTAGCAAATGAAATACCTTTTACTCTGATTGCTGGATGGTTAGCATCAAGAGTAAAAGCAAATCCATATTCTTGGTTAGCAGCAGGAGAAATAACAGTAGTACTATCTGGAACATAAGCAGCATCAACACTATACCATTTTGTGCTACTTCCAACCATTGCAATAGAACCAATAGTAGTATTTCTTGACCAAGTTGATGCTGTTCTCAAAGCAGTACGATATTGACCGTTATAAGAAACTAAACCTAAAAAATGGTTATAGTATACTTGTAAAGTACCAGTAAAAGTACCAAGTGGTCTAAAAACTAACCAATAAACTTGACCTTTGACAACTGAAACGCTATTTGTAAGGTTTATTATATAGTTTGTTGGAATAGAGTTTGTTGAACCTGATTGTACATTTGGAGTTGCTAAATAAGTATCAGAAGGTAAATCTCCTGTCGCATTTGAACCCATTATTCCAACATTCAAGTTTGTATAGTTTGTGTTTATAACAGCAGTCAATACTACACGAGTAATAGAACCTGTAAACTGTGCTAAAAAAGGCAATGCTACACCAACAGTAGTACTATTGATAGTAGAAGTATTACCAGATGTAAAAAATCTTTGGTCAAAACCTATTTTCAAAGATGTATTAGTGGTTATAAGAGCCATTAGACAATCCTTACAATATTGCCATTAGGTTCATCAAGGTCAAATACCATCTTTTTACCTACTAATGAAGCACCACCAAAATGAGCACAATAACAAACAATATATCTGCGTAAGTTTTCTATTACTTCTGCATCATAAGTGGTACAATCTTGGTCCAATGAAAGTTCGTTTACATAAGTCATAGCAAGATTATCATCAAATGAAATAATAATCATTCCATCATCTAAAATATCATAGGAGACAAGACCTAACTCAAAATATTCATCCATTTACTATTCCTTCTCCCTTTTGATTGTTTACTAAATATGCCAAAATACTGCTCATAATAGCGCTTATTCCTGATTTTAGAGAAGATACAAAAGAAATCTCAATAACCAAATAAAAATCATCAAATGTAGCATTATTTGGTAGAGTTGTATGGCTAAACGTATTAGAGAAATCAGTAATAAAAGCAAGAAAAAATGCCATTATTACAACCATAATCATTTTACTAATGGAAATATTTTTCATTATTTCTCTCCAACATTTCGACCTTTGCTTGTAATACTCCAACAGTAGTATGAAGTTTATTTACAGCCTGTTCGTTGTTTTCAATCTTATTTTCAATCTTTTCGATTTGTTTACTCATTTTTTCAACGTCATCTTTTACATTTTTGACATCAGAGGAAACACTATCTATCTTTTTTGAAATATTGGAGAAAAATAAAAATCCTGGTATGACGATTGTGCTGACGACCAATATTCCATTACCTATTACTCCATTTATAACATTAGGGTCAACACTCATAATACTAACTCCATCTTTCAATCAAGTCAGCAGTAGTAAATAGCCCTTCTGTTTGTCCATAATCAGATGCTATAACTAAATAATATCTTTCTACAAGCGCATCATCTTTTATTTTTATTTTGTCATCAGGTCTTATTTCAACATCTGACGGTAATATTATTTGCCATTTAGATGAAGATGCTAAACCTCCACCAGATTGTTCTTCTTGAAAGTTTTTTGCTACTATACGAGCATTTGTAGTATAGATAACTCTTTCATCTGTTGTAATACCACCAGCAACATCTACTTCTGTTATTGCTCTATAAACTAAAACAATATCAGGTAAATGATAAGCCGCTGATACATTTCTTATTTTATTTAGTAAGTTTTGATTTATCATTTTAGTAGATTACCACTGGTCTATATTTTTCAGCCATTACTAAAAACTGCTTTTGTAATGCTTCAAGGTTGATATCTTGACTACCATCTTTTGAGGAAATAAGATTGGCTACTTTTGCTGCTTTCAAAATCCATCCTGCTCTTACTGCTGAACGTACATCATAGATTTCAACATTAGCAGGACCAGCATCAACCCAAGTAATAGTATTATCTATAAAAGCAATACCAGAAGCACCATAAGTGTAATAATCTGGAAATATATTTGTAGAACCACTTGTTCCTTCTTTGATACATTGATATAATCTACCGTTTCTAACAACAGGCTGAACTACATCTCCATAAACATAAGTAGTAGATGCTGCCCAATCATTAGACCTTTTATATGTATCAATAAGTGTTCCAAGTTCATCGCTATTTAGTTCTGGATATTCAGTACTTTGGACCATACTTGAAAGTTGTTGTATTGCTTGTGTTCTTGTTAGAGCCATATTATTTCCTCGCTGATATTATTTTATCGTCTAACAAAATAAAAGGGGCCTCCAAAAAGGAAGCCCCAGTGTAAATAAGAACCAGTAAGATTATGTGGTTCTTTTGAGTGCGATAATAGAACCAGCAGCAGTAGAAGTACCGACATCGTGCGCTGAAAACCCAAAGCGCTCAACAGCCTTGAAAGCCAACTCATCAGTATTGAAGAGGTAATCAGATGAAACACTGATTTGAACACTTCTGCGGTCTCCAAGAACAGTACCAGTTTTGAGGTTAGCAAGCGCACAAAGAGGTGCGTTGTTTGTACCAGCAGCAACTGATGCTAAATGTTGGGAGAAAACGATAGGATAACCATAAAGGGTTGGTCTACCATTTTGGAAGTTCATAAGGTCAAGAGCAGCATTTCCAGAGAGCGCATCAAGTCGGTTGCAGACTACATCATTGAAGAATGCCTTGGACATATACCATTTAGCATCTTGGTTGTCAGCATACAATGGAAGTTTACCAACCATTGAGCGGAAGTTAGCAAGAGTAATAGCATTGTAGTTAGCAGCAGAACCAGTAGCACCAGCAACTGTACCAAGGTTGGAAGCAACAGCCAAGTTAGCAGTAATAAAACCATCAATATTACCATCAGTAGCGTTGGCAGCAGAACCAATCATACAAACTCTATCTTCTTCTTGCGCAAACTTCCAAGCCATATCTTGTGCTAACGCAGTACCGATTTCAATGATACTATCTTCATTTACTTCGGAAGTTACAGCAGTAAGAATACCAAGTTTCTTTGCGAGAACTTGAACTCTATCAAAAACTGGTTGGGATTGAGTAATAGCAGTGCTTTCTCCAACCCAGTAAGCAGTAGTAGAAGCAGAGTTCTTTGGTATCCAAAGAGTATCAGAACTCATTGTTCTAATGGTAGCATTTTGTCTAACAACACCATATTGCTCTCTCAAAAAGATGAGTTCAGCAACAAGTTCATCAGGTACTAAAAAACCACCAGCACTGTTTGTGCCTTCGTTGACTGCTTTGTAAGTGGTATTTTCAGTAAGCCATTGAATAGCCTTCTTATTACCACGAGTTGAAAGGGCAAACATACCAAAGGCATAGCCCATCTTTGCTTTTTCATAACCAGTTTCGCCACTGAATGGAAGGCTCTTATAATGTCCAGCACTCATAGGCATAATAATATTGGATGTATTTTCCATAATAATATCCTTGCTTTTTGTTTCAACAGGGAGAAGTTGAGTTTCTACACTTTTGAGTGCTTCAATCTTCTCGGAGATTTTTTGATTTTCATCTAACAACTTTTTTGCGTCCTCAACGACACCATCTTCTGCTTCAAGGATTGTTTTGGCCTTTACAGCATTTTCATTTTTGAGGACTTCGAGTTCTTCGATTGTCATATATTTATCCTCTTATAATAAATCTAACATTGCTCTTTTGAGTAATGCTTGTTTTACTTCATCAACAGTTTTTACGTTTTCAACTGTTTCAGTAGTTGTTGCTGGTGTTTCATCTACATCTCGTAAATGAGACCATACAATCCCAGACAAAACTTTCGCCTGGTTGTTAGATAAAGAAAATACATCTCGCATTTTCTTTTCTAAATCTCTAATAGTTTCTGGCATTTCTTTTCTAAATGATTTCAACATTGCCATTTCAGAAGGAACTACATTATAAATATTTTCTGCTACATTTTTTGCTCTACTTGAAAAACCATCAATAAGAGCATTTACATAAGAAATATCTTTTCCTTCTTCTAAAACTACATATAATCCTTCGCACATCTTTTCAAATAGTTCGTGGATTGCTTCTGAAACTAACTCTCCCTCATAACCTTCAAATAATACATCTACGAGCATATTTGGGTCATCAGGTAATACGATAGGTTCTTCTGGCATTTCTTCTTCCATACCATCATCCTTTTTTGGTTTGTACATATCCATACCATCTTCTTTTGGATAACAAGCATCAACAAAATCAGATAAGGATTTGAAAACTTTATTTCTACTTTCTGCTGGGGTTGGTGTAAGGGATATTTCAGCAATAGGCCAGGATTTTACTTCAAATGATGTACCTTTTTGAGTTCTTGATACTAAATGACCAGCAGAACCAGAAGAATAACCTAACTTGCCTTGTTTTGCGAGTTCATTTATCATTACAGCATATTTATCAGCCATATTTAGTTGTGCTTCAAACCAAATACCTGTATCATCATAAGTAGCAATACCACTACCAATAGCATAAGATTTGATTGTATTATCTTGTCCGTGGTGGTAGTACAAGTTCATTTGAAACTTGTCTCCCTTTTTGAGAGGTCTACCAAAATCAGTGTTTTTTGTAAAATAATCTGCTTCTAAATCAGTATCGGAAGGATTACCAAATCTAACAGCATATCCTTTTACAACACCATTATCAGTTGCTTTGATTTCAGACCCAGAATAATAATATTGATGTTCCATATGTTATTTACCTAATATCTCGCAATGGTTTTATAATAGTTGTAGGTCCCCAATCAGCATCTTGTTTTATTCCAACAAAAGTGTCTAATGGTTTTCCTTCTTTCCACAAGTTATATCTTTCTGGACCTAATACTCTCTTTTTATCTTTTTCAGACAATCTATCAAAAAGTTGTGCTGCTGATGGGATTTTATCGGATACCTCTTCTATGGTATCGTCTCCTGTTATTTCAGCCCAGGTTTTTGTTTTTGGAACTATAATACAGCGACAGTTTGGATGGGTAGGAAGTATTTGATTTAGTTCATATACAGTTCCGTGTAGGGCAAAACAAGCAGGACAGGTTCTACTATCTCCTGTTGCTAATCTTACATAACCACTAATAAGGTCAGTGTTTTTACCATAGTTTTCAATAGTTGCTGCTCTGGCTGCTCTATGACTTTCTGTTCTTGCTATTGTATTTGCTCTATATAATGGCATACCTGTATATTTTTTTATTTCTCTTGCTATTTTTAGAGGATTTTGACCTTGAAGAATACCATTAGAAAGAGTATTTGTAATATCAGCACCATAATCAACAACAATCTTTTGAAATAAATCATTCAAAGGACTACCATTAGAAGAAAAACCTACAAACTGTTCCATAGCACCAGCATCAATAACATTTATTTCATATGTAAATCCTGCTGGTGGTTTTCCTAATGCTGCTTGTAGGTTATCTTTACTATAATCTGTTCCAACCTTTACACTATCTTTTTGTAAATCTTTTGTTATTTCAATAGCATCTTTATTGAATGCTTCTATTTTATTTTCAATAGCATTTAGTTTTTTCTCATAAAAACTTTGCATTTCCTGATATATTTCTAAATCAGGCTTACCATCTGCTATCATTTTATTTATTTGTATTTCTAATCTATTTAGTTCATTCAATACAGATGAGAAAGAAGCAGTGTAAGCCCTTTGCATTTGCTTCATTGCTTTTTCTTCTAATGCTCTCAATCTTTTCTTATATCTATTGGCAACTGTATATAATCTTGCCATTTTTAGTCCTCTGGTTCATAAGGTACGATATTCTTGCCTTCATCCATCAATCTATTTCTGATTTTAGTTGACCAAGAAAAACCAGCATCTCCACCCCATAAATCCCAAGCAACTCTACCTGCACTTGGAAAACCTTCTTCTCCACTATTGAAACCTTGTGCTTCTTTATCTACCTCGTGTCTGGAAAAGAAACTATACATTCTCAAAATAGTATCTTCTGATAAGTTATCTCCATTTACGATTTGATTTGCTCTGGCTAAACCTACTCTTGTTCCGCCAGCATATCCTTCTTCTTTCCATTTCAATGCTCTTTTTGCTGCTTCTTTCATACCATCAGTAGCAAAATATTTGAATGAAATAGATTTACCATAAGTAGGATAATCAATAGGAGTATTCAAAATCTCTTCTGCAATACTTTTAGCAATAGTATTATCCATTGCTATTTGACCAAAATAAGTTGTTTCATCTTCTGGTGTTGGTTCAATGCTAATCATTCTTTTTGCTTCTGCTCTTGAAATAACACCTTTTTCATATAATAATGCTGCCCTATCAGAGTTAGCGTATACATCTTCTGCTAATGCTCTAACATCGCTAACATCATAATCTACATAATCTCCTGGTTTTGGATTGAACTCTGGTAATAACATAATAGATAAAACTTCGCATAAACTATCAAGTAAAGGAAGCATACCATCAGTCCAAGCAGCAGATTGACTTTGTTCATAGTTAGAATAAGTAGAATGTGCTAAACCTGCTCCTAATCCTAAAACCATAGCATTCAAACCAAGGGCAGCAGGTATTCTTTCTTCTGGCAATCTTCTTATTTCTGAAAGATTGAGTTCATTAGGAGAAAATGATACTCTTTCCATTTTATAAGCCCCAGATAAAACAGCAATACCACCAGCATTATCCGTGGCAAAATCTTCTCTCAATCTTTTCTTTATTGTTTTAGCATCATCAGGAGAGATATCAACAGCATTATCATTAGCATCAGGACCAATAATCATAGAAGGTAAAGCACCATTTTTGATAAGACCATAAGCAGTTGATGATGCTTGATTATCTGCTGCTATTTCCCTCAAAACCGATGTAATAGGAGATAAACCTAATCTAATATCAGTTGTGCTTCTACCAAATCTCCAATGAATAAGGTCTTCTTTTTCTATTTTGTATTCTTGACCAGTAACTGTGTAAATGTAGTATTGAACTGCTATTTTGCTATCTCCAACAGGTCTAACCATATCAGCAGGTAAATATTCTAATGCGATAACACTACTTCCAATGCCTCTAATCTTGCGTAAATAAGCATTGCCAAGTAATAAATAATCTTGAATGTAGTTTCCCCATACAATAGATGGAGGAATAGTACCATTCATAGGGTCTTTTAGAAGTTCTGTAATATCATTCATCTGGATTTCTTTTTGACCAGATGTTTTATTAGCAACTACAAAAGAAACCTGGGAAAAGTTTGTTAGATACCAGCGAGTACAAATAGCAACAATAGAGTTTAGCGATAAATCTCCTGCTTCTGCTACCCAATCTCTGTTAGTGGAAGGTAGTTTCTTTTGAAGTAAAGCAAGTAAATCTCCATTACCTCTACCAACTAATCCACCTGTACTCATTTGATATTGATTTGGTGGTGGAAGTTGTTCTTTATTATTTGCTGATGTAAGTTTTAGAAAATCAAAAAATCCCATAAATGTTTCCTCGTAGGTTGCTTTTTTATTTTATCGTTAGTAAGCCATAAACTTCTTCAATATAAACAGTTGAGAGAAAGCATCAGACATAGCATCAACTTGGTCATCGTGTTTACCTAATGGAAAAGTTCGTAGTTCTTCAATAAAATCTCTATTCCAATGCGCTTTTACTATATAAACATTACCAGCATTTATTTGACTTGCTATTCCTTCTGCTCTTATTTGTTTTTGTCCAGTAGGTTTTATTTTTGTAATGTTATAACCTGCTAATAACCTAAATAAATATTGTGCTTGAAACTTACCTGCTGCTCCTGGGTCTTCTGGTATTGTAATATTTATTCTTCCATCTAAATCAGCAGTATTTTTGATGTATCTATCTCTAACATCAGGAGACCATTGACCTCTAACAACATCAAGAATATAAATATTTTTATCAGCATCTATTCCCATTTTTATGCCAGCAGTAAAGTCTCCATCATTTTCAGTGGCTGCTAAATCCCAACTTCTAACTATTTTTGTAAGATTATTAGGAATAGCATCAATGTAGTTTAGATTATTTATTTTTATAAATGAGCCTTCTTTTGGTGTTGGATTTACTTGATAAAGAGATTGGAAAGCATAGTCTCCAATAACCTTTTTTATGCGTAATAAATCATCAATATTGTATCTTTCTGGCCATAATGCTTCTCCAACACTTCTACCAATAGCATCATTTTCATCATTACAAATAGCAGGTAAATCTAATATATGCCATTTATCTGGTTCTGCTTCTACTGCTCTTACTGATAAATCATCTTCGTGCCAAGGTGTCATAGTAATCAATACTTTTCCACCAGGCTCTAATCTTGTAAGTAAATCAGAAGTATACCAATCCCATACATTTTCCCTATATGTTTTACTTTCTGCTTGTTCTCGGTTAGCAATAGGGTCATCAATACAAATACAAGAAAAACCTTGACCAGTAGGGGCATTACCTGTTCCTCTTGCCATACATACACCACCATTTATTGTTTGCCATTCATCAGAAGCAGTTTTATTTCTATCTAAATGGTTTCTGCTTTGATAAATGTTTCTGCTCATACGGGAAAATCTACGAGCCATTCTTTCATTATAAGAAGTAATCAAAACATTATCTTCTGGAAACATCTCCATCATATAAGCAGCAAGTCTAATAGTTGATGATTGTGTTTTGCTATGACGTGGTGGCATTTTTATAAGTAATCTATCAAACTTACCATCGACAAAATCCTGTATTGTTTCTGCTATTTTTATAATATGCGGTGGTAAAGTCCAGGTTTTAGGATAAGTTTGTGTAAGAAAATCTAAATATAGGGGCTGTTCATTTTGAATACTATCATTTTGGTTCTGGATTGTTTGCTGCTTCGAGAAGTTGAACAGACCAGTTTGTAAGTTGTTGATGCAAATCGGCAATCTGTCCTGCGCTTTGCGTCCTAATATATCTTTCATCTTGACCTACTTTTGCTATTGTTTCTATTGCTTTTAGATGTTCTTTCAAAGATGTAATAAGTAAATCCTCTATTCTATCCACAGCATTTTCAGGTAATAGCGATTTCTGGTCTTCATCTAACTCTTGTTTTATTTTAGATACAGCACCAGAAGAAATACCGTGCTTTCTACTCATTTCATTTACACCAATACCTAATAATAAGCCAGAAATAATATCTGCTTTTATTTCTTGTGTAATCTTTTTATATGCTCTTGTTTTACTTTCCATAATAATACCTCATTGTATATTTTAGCGTCATAATAAAAAAAGAGCCCCAGAAGGAGAAGACTGGGGCTTTAGTAGGAGTTGTAGAAATGTCAATGAACTACAAATATATTATACCACATTTATAATAGTTTTACCTGCTCATCCCAAGAATGAAGATAAATATTTACCATTCCTTCATCTAATAGCATCTTTACAAACTCAACAGGAGATTTGTTCATATCAAATGCTTCCATCAAATCTTCAATAGTTGCCATATCATTTTCTCCTGTCATAGCAGCAATGTTGATTTTTATAATAGGATGTAAACCTTTTTGTTGAATATTATTGTCGTCCATTTTATTACCTTATACTAAATATAGTCTATCATTTTCTTCCCTAAAATAGCAATAATATCCTTCTTCAATCTTATTTATTTTCTTACCTTTAAACTTATATCCGTGTTTATCCCAATCTTCTCTACTAATATAACCAACAATAAGTTTATTCTTTACTACAATCATCTTTACGCCAAACACAAAACCAGAATAAACTTGTAATGAACCACTATCGTAAATCTCATCAAGTTTTTCTATTTCTATGCTATGTTTCATTCAATATGTGTCCATATTTTATTATTTTTTATTTTACTTATTGTCATTTCAGAAACATTGAATATTTTTGAAATATCTTTTTGTAATATTCCACTTGATAATAATCTTTTTATTTCAATAACATCAACATCAGAAAGTTTAGAACCTGGATTATGAGAACCTTTTTGATTTCCATTATATGTTCTTCCTTTATTTGCTTTATCTTCCATATTTTGTTTATGAGAGCCTAAAAATAAATGTTCTGGATTTACACAAGATGGGTTGTCGCATTTATGACATACACATAAACCATTTTCTATATTTCCAAAATGAAGTTCATAAGATAAACGATGTGCTCTAAAATCTTTATTGTTGTATGAAAAAACACCATAACCATCTCTTGATTTTCCAGTAATCCATTCCCAACATCCATTTTCAATCTTATTTACTTTACTAAAAAATCGCTCTTCTAATGTTTTCATTCAATCATTCCTAAATATTTTTGTATTAGCATTATACCTTCTTGGGCATCTCTAACAACTACAAAAAGAGGCCATTTTGAGGTATTTTTCATAATAATATCTTTCCATTCTTGTTGTTGCTTTGAAAGTGTTCCTTTTTCGCTTTTTACTTCAATATATAAGCAAGAATAGATACTATTATCGATTGGAACTACTAAATCCCATACACCACTTTTCATACCAAGTTTTTGAAGCCATTTTATTATTCCAAATCCTGTTCCAAAAAAAGAGTTGGGTGGGTGGTATATACATTTCAATACTTCATAATCTTCTTCATTAGCTCTAACCCAATCCATAATAGCAATATGGATTTCTGCTTCTTTTTTCATAACATATTTTATCGCTAAAAAAACCCTCCTTTTTAGGGGAGGGTTTGTATTTTATTTTCCGTAGATATCTTTTAGTTTTTGGATTTCATCAAGTCGATGAGAGTGTTTTGTCCAGGATGAAATCAATAAATCTACTTTATCTAAAATAAGTTTTTTTATTGCTTCTTTATGATTTTTATCATAATCAAACTTATCAAGATTATTCCAAATAAAAATACAAGTATCATCGCAAGGCCATAGTTGATTTATAGTAGGTTTTTTACTACCACAAACAAAATAATACATTTTGAACCCAGTCCATTTATTGTAAACACGGAACTTACATTTGGCAGGTTTTTTGAAAAATGGCGTTTGTAAGATTATTTCATTTGAAACATCTTCAAAAGCATTATCAAGAAACTTTTGATATCTTGTATATTCAAACATTACTTCTCCTGCGTCGTTCATCATAACGACCCTTTCTTTACCACCAACAACTTCAACTTTTTCAGTCATTTCATTTTCTCCGTGTAAGTAGTTCATTCAACTACATTACTATTATACATACTTCTACATAGAAAGCAAGCCTTCCTTCATAAAAAATGCGATTATTATTTGTTGGACAAAAGTTGATTATTTGTTGGACAAAATACTATTATTTGTTGGACAAAAATGTATTATTTGTTGGACAAAAAAATAGACTGTCCAACAAATCCTATCCTAAATAATGGTTCATCTTTCTGTAAGATAATAAAGATAATAAG